GCGTTTACTTGCTCGTTTGCAGCGTCGATCGATGCGCCAATGCCGTTTAGTATCTTGCCAGCAGCGAATACGCCGCCGACTACAGCCGCCGCCGCCATTGCCGCTTTGCCGATGCCAGCAAGCCGATCGCTTGCCGCTTGCTGAAACTCTGATATGCCTTGAATAGCCTTTTTTGTGTCTAGTGCAATTCCTAGAATCACGTCATTTTCGGCCACGTTTCGCTTCCTCATTTTGCAGAGCGTTTATTTTATTTGATACTATAACATACGCCTCGACAATTCGCTCATCTAGTGCGTCAACGTCATCCCTGAAACCAATTTCGGCCAGGACTTTCCTAGTCAAGTAATCATTGACAAGCCAGCCCCAGCCGTTATTGAAATTGTGTCCATTGTATGCCGCACGCACTTGCTGCTCTATAGCGAGGCGGTCGCTTTTCCCAGCTTTTGCCCGCCTACGATGACCTGGCAAAGCTCGCTTATTAGCTTTTCAGCTTGGATATAGAAAAGGTCGTCGCGGCTTTTCACTGCCTCGCCAGATTCTATATGCACAGCGTCAATTGCCACGACGTACTCGTCTAATAGCCGCTCTGAAAATTTAAAATAAACGCTTGGGTCATCCTTGGCCTGCTCGCCTGCCTTCATTGCCTCGAGTTGCAACGTGCTACGCTCTGCCCTTTTCGGTACTCGAAGCGTAGCCGTCCCGGTAAACTCATCGCCGCTTAAACTGTGAATAACTTCTTTCATGTTATAAAAATCCTAAGAAGACTTCGCCGTCACCGGCTGAATTGATAAATGCGCTCAACTTCAAGTTAAGCTGCACTAGGCCATCGGCGTCGTCAATAGTCAACTCTGATATGGTAGCAGAGCCGATATATAGAGCGCCGCACTTTCCGGCTACCCAGTTGCCGCCTGACTTGACGCCGAATGAGTATTGAAATTTAATTTCTTCGCCTGTCCTGTATCGGTAGAACTGTTGCGCGTCGTACTGATTAAGCAATGACGATACGTTTACCTCGACGACACGCTCAGACATAACAGACGAGCCACGGCCTGATGCGGCGCAGATATCACCGGCAACCGATCTTGTGTTAGAAAGCGAGAATGAAACGCTAGACGGGTGAAAGCAAGCATAGTCAGTGCTTTCGCCTAGCATAACCTCGTGATCCTTTGCCGCGAGCGGATCGGCGCTGTCGTAGCTTGGCGTGTAAGAAGCCGCAAAGCTAATTGCGTTGTCTGACGTGTAGGTTGTCGCTGCAGTGTCGTCGGCTGCAACCGAGAATCCTAGCGTCGTGCCAATTGTGTTGGCTGTGTTTGTTCCGGTATTCCACAGAAGCGAAAGCGTCCCAGTGTTTACAGCAATTGTAAACTTGCCAGTGCTTGGCGAGTAGGTAACAGTCAAAGTGTTGGTAGCAAGTGCGTCGCCTGCTGTTTGAAGCGCCTCTGCTAGTTCGTAGGGATCTTTGTACATTCCCTCGGCAATCGAAGCATTTCGCTCTGAGCCATCGTTAAAATCTAAGTATTTATTTGATGCCGTGATTTCGATCGGGTTAAAGTAATATTCAAGACCTTCGACGCTAAAATTTGCATTGATTAGCTCACCGGCAGTTGCCTCGAAGCCGAACGAAGTGACCTTGCCGCCGCTCATCATTTGCTTTGCGCCGCCGTTGCCGAGATAATGCCATACTGATAACGGAATATGACCAGTGCTTGCTGGCTTATAGTTCACGTCCTTGCCTAGAGCAACTCCGCTTGCTGGTGCATTCGGTAGTTGAAAGCCCATGGTCAAGCTGTTTGTCGATACCGATTCCAGTGCGCGGATTCTATAACCGTTGGTTGAGTCCTTGATCAGCACAAAGTCGCCCTTAGAGAACTCGCTGCCGTTTGCCGCAAGCTCTAAGACTGAAACGGTGCTTCCTGTGGTAGTAGATCGCTCTGTTGCCCTTACGTTTTCATCGCCAAAGGCAGACTTTAAAAGAAGGTTATAGCCAGGAGCAACAGCCGCAGTCCCCGATGCTCGCAGATAGTGGCTCATCTCAAAGGTTGGGTTTTCAGCGCCAAGTATCGGCTTGGCCTTGCCGATTGAGTTTTTAAACTCGGCATTCTCTAGCACGTCGAAAGAAGGCGTCATGCTTGCATCGTCTTGCAATGCAATGAAATCGCCTGCGGCAGACGGTGATACCGGCGTGCCCTCGGTTGTTTCTTCGACAATAGCCAAAACACTTGCTTTAGTGATAATAGCGGTCATGTTTTCCCCTAAAAAGTATCTTGATATTTAACGGCAATAGTCAAATTTATGCTAATGAATTTTTCTGTGCCTTCGTTTGTTACCACGTATTCTATACCAGACGACTCTATATATCTATTAACTGTTGCATATCCGCCCAGCGTCAAGTCGTTGTGAAGTGCTTTTATTAAAGTCATACCGTCTTCTATTAAAGCCTTTTCACAGGTAGCGCGATCAGTGCGGTTATTAATAGTTGCGGCTATCTTGTTAACCAAGATAACAGAAAACGAGCGCTCAAAATTAAGCAAAGCGCAAGCGTGAAGCTCCTCGTTAGTTTCCGATCCGAAGCCAACGGCAAACGACTTAGCCATCAAATAGCTAGGATTTTCCTCGATTGTGTAGGATTCAGGTAGCTCGGTATAGGTCGTGAGCGTAGCCAGCACCTTCGCCACCAGTTGGTCATATATTTGCGTTGCCTTTGTGGTCATCGACTCATCTCGCTTGTCGTCTTACGTTGCTCTAGCTGCGAAAGTTCGCCGTCGGAGTTGTCGTCGATGCCGAAAAATTTCATATTAAAAGATTCGTCAAAGAGCTTTCTAGCCTGGTTCCGATTCTCTGCCATGGAAGGACCAAAGCCGCCGTATATAAGCTCGGCAGTCTTGTGAACCGATGCCGGAATGAATCGCGCCCAGTCGATTATCTGAGCAGGTGACATTGCGATGTCAGACGAGACAAGCCGCCGCATGATATAGTCTGCCGCCAGCGCGTGCTGGTCGTCCCATGTCGTCTTGCCTGCTGCCCATGCGGTCTTTAGTGCAGAGTTGTTCAAGTCAGGATATTCGGCGTAAAGGTCAACGTCCTTAGAGAAACGATTGCCGATATATTTAAGCGTCATTGCCGCCGTCGGAGTTACTGAAAGCGTGAGCCGCGCCCAGTACATTTCATATATATCAAGCGCCGCAATGCCGGTGACTTCTGTCGATAGTCGCTGCCTAGTCCAGCCGCCCGTCTCGATGTCTGGCCTGAACTGAATGATGCCTGATCTTGCTAGAGTTGCGCCGCTTGCCGCCGTGTAGTCGATCACGTCCACAGCCGGTTGCCAAGTGTTGTCATTCCATATTTCGACCGATACCACGCTAGATATAGCGTTTGCTGTACCAATCTCAACCCATTTGTGATTAAACGGTAGGCATGACGCAATATAAATCTTGTCTTCAGAGGCAGTGATCGACGGTTGTATGGCGTACTCGTCGAAGTCGTTTAGATCGATCGACCAATCAACCAGCGTTCCGTTATTTGAAAAGATTATTCTTTGCATGTCGCCTCTGTTAGGTAAAGTCATTTTATCCAAAAGAAAAAAGCCGGGCATTTCTACCCGGCTAATTATTAAGCTTTCATTACCGTGAAAACGTACTCGATCTTTCCAGCGGTCAAGGCCGCAGTCTTGATTTCTTGAACTAGCTTGCCGTTTGCCGCAAGGTAGAAAGGAACCAAGTCCGTGTTTGGAGTGCCTTCGACCAATGGCCGAGCGTGGCAAGTATTCGCGCCCAAGCTGGCAACTGCAACGCCGTCTAGCAAAATATCTGTGTCGCCGCCAGACACGCCAACGTCGAGAACCATTGAGCCTTCAGAAGTGCAGGCGGTCTTAACTACTGCGTGAAAGTCTTTTATTATCACAGCGTCGAGCGTGGTCAACAGGTCGAGAGCACCTGTTGCTCCTGCGTCAACTGCGAAGTTATAAACGACGCGATGGATTTCCATCTCGTTTGCAAACGGTGCGCCTACTGTTACGTGGTCTTTAACTGCCGCCATCGGTTATATCCTTTCGTTGTTTTTTTAAAATCTTACGTTCTGGATTGATCCAAGCATAGTGCCGTGATCCTTGCGCGTATATCGAGACGATGTTAAACATGATCTTGATACCGCGCAACTGTGCTTGCAAGTCTTCAGCACTCTCGCCGACTAGGAAAACTATGTTCCCAAATCGGCTGAGAGAATCGCCAAAGTCACTACTAGCTGTTATAGACTTCGATATGTTTGTTTGCACCTTCGATTCCTAAAGCTGCTCCGCAAATCAATTCAGCAGTAAGCAAATAACCGCGCTTTGCTTGGCTGTGAAGGTCGGAAAGTTTAAAAGTAACGCCTTGCTGCATAACGAATAGCAACCAGTCTGGAACCATTGCCAGTGCCAGGTCAGAGGTTGCCGCAGTTGGTGAAATGCCTGGTCCCATGCCTGC